AGAGTTGTAATTTGTAATGCGAAGAGGATTATATCTACGTACTAAAGGAGTACTGTTTAAACCAACTACACCATATGATGTAGAAACTGAAAATGCATTTTTTGTACTTGGAACTTCTATTAATCCCCAACTATAATCACCATAATAAGATGTATATCCAATTCCAGATAGTCCATTATAATTTGAGACACTAACTACTACTCTAGTAACGTTAGTGCTTCCAACTCCATAAACACTTGTTGTTGCACTAGAAACTGAAATAACTTGATAGATATTATCAATTCCTGTAGTTCCTATTCCTATGATAGATCCATTATTTCTTAAAGAAGTTAATCCAAATCCAACTTTAGAATTAGAAACTTTAAAGTAATAACCTTGTCGTATTTTACTTTCTGTTATAACTGGGAATACTAAAGAAGAATTTCTTAAGTATGACTCCTGGGGTATATACAAATCAATGATTAAACCAGTCGAAGCAAATCCAACATTAGTCGTTTTTATACCACTTATGATCCCAAAATCACCAGAATAAGTAACATTGCTTATATATTCTTTCTTTAAAGTTGGAGGTTCAATCAAAACAATTGGTGGATTTGTATTTGTATATCCAAATCCTGGAGAAGTAATAATAATAGAAGAGACAGAACCTGAAGAAATTGTAGATAAACCTATAGATTTTCCACTAGATCCAATTCCTATTGGATTTTGAATAGTAACTACAGGATTTGTTGTATACCCAAAACCACCATAAACAACATTAATAGAACCAATAGTTCCTGCAGATGAAACGATTGCCGTGCCAATCGCAGAAACTAAATTTGTATTATCAATGATTTCAATTTTATTTACAACTGTGTTTGTTGAATTTTCTGTATTTGGATCAAATATTGTTTTTACAGCGTCCACAAATATTTGAGTAGAACCAACCCCAACAGATTGTATCAAATTGCTACTTGGAAAAATATTTGATTCATATTCAATTCTATTTTTTCCAATTGTAATACCATCTACAACCGTATCATTTTTTTGTTTGCACCAAGTTACTGGACGTAATAGTTCCAAATTCGAGGTAATACCCACTGAATTATAAAAACTAGTCTCAACAGTATCTGGAAGTATAATATCCCTAACTAATCTTTCATTTTCAATTAGATTTGATTTATTTCCAACTATTTTTAAAGTATCACCTGTTTTTATAGTTTCTAGAATATCAACATCGATAACATCTACATTTTTAGTTCCTTTATAGAATATAATTTTACACTTATCTCCAATTTTAGGAGGTTCTAAAAATTCTATATTACTTCCACCGTTAAAATCATAGGCAACCCCTGGTTTTTGAAGCACATCATTGACAAAAATTAAAAGGACAGATTTTAAGTCAATTTTTGATCCTTTTTTTGTAACAATTGCAAATCTATTTCCATTATCTAATATAGGAAAAGTTTTTCTATTTCCATCAAATAAAGAACTAATGTCATCTAATTTTTGAAGTTCTCCAACAGACCAACCATTAAAATTATCATTAAAAATTCTTTCTACCTTAATTAAAAATGGTTTAAAAGATTTTGTAGGATCTGTTGGAATTCCCGTTATTCCACCAGTTTCAATAGTTAATAGATCTCCTATATTATAAGAGTAACCATAATTTTTAATTTGGAAATCAATTATACTAGATCCTTGTCCCACAACTATATCAATTTTTGCTTGAGATCCAATTCCACTGCTAGAAGCAGTGTGAATTAAGTCAAGATCGGAGTACGACAAAGGTGCATCAAAGATTACATTTGGTGGATTTGTTGATGTGTATCCGGATCCTGGATTTGTGATCGCGATACTTACAATATTGCCATTGTTAACAGATGCTGTACCAATATATTCTATTCTGGGAGTTCCAGAACTTAAAGTCTGTACTCCAACACGAACTATTGATTGAATGCCCTTTCTATATCCAGATCCACTATTTCCAATACTAATAGCACTAATTGTTCCAGATATTGAGACAATAGCAGTTCCTCCAGCAGATACTAATGGTTGATATGCAAATCCATTACTAGATCCAACGGAGACAATAATTCCACCTCTGGGAACACTTGCATTATTCGAATCATATAGAGCAGATGTTGCAGTTCCAGTAAAGTTTAATTGTGTTTTAGAAGAATTTTCTGTTAAATTATAATCATCTTCTGGATTTTGGAATATGTTATTTACCAATATTATTGAATTTGATGTTGAAAATCCAGAAATACTATTTTTATTTGAAATTAATTCAAAACTTTTAGTTACTGCATTAAATTTTGAACTGATATCGTCAAATACATAATTATTTTCATAAGTACTTTGATTTGAATCTGGAACACCTGATCTTAAAAATACTCTACCTTGGAATGACGACCTAATATTAATATCACCATTAACTGGATCATTTATTGGTCCATATGGAGCATCAGCAAAATAAATTTTATTTCCAACTATATTATAATTTCCTTTTAACTTTGTAATTAACGAATTTTTTGAATGAATAACTAAATTAGTTCCCAATAATGGTCTTTGAACCTCCACAAAATTTGTACTTCCCACACCAACAGATGAAATCTTCATAATTTCATTATCTATTTTAATAAGATCTCCACCAAAAAATGAGGTTATACCAGAAAAATATAAAGTTGTATCTATTAATTCTAAATCATTATTAAGCGAAGAGGTAACTGCAGTTGACACGATAGGTGCTTGAATTACATTATCAATTAAAATTATTGCCTTTGAATTTTGATTTGTTGAAGTTATGTAATGATTATTGCCAATTCCAACAGAAGTTAAATTGATAAGTTTTGGTGGATCTGATAAAGAATCTATTGGAGAAGTACAAAGTCCAATAGATTTGTCATCAAATTTATATACGTATAGATCTCCACTAAGTTTATTAGTTACACCTACTCCAGAAATATAAGTTTGTGCTATTCCTATAGCACTCAAAGAATTTGATGTATCAGATTCAAATAATCTAGAAAAAGTAACTGCAGTGCCGGAGTTTATTTGTGAACTTATTGTACTGGATAAAGACACATTATTTAAATTAATTGCTGTTATTGATATATTGCTTCCCGAAAAGTTAAAATAATCATTTGTAGTTAATCCTAAAACTGATGATAATTTTAATATATTTGTACCTACTCCTGCAGTTTGTGTAGTTTGAGTGGTTAATATATTATTATAATAATAAGAATTTGATTTATATATAACTTTTTCTCCACTTGTGAAAAAATGATTAGGTAAGTAAATCAAATTTTTATCCAGATTTACCCCCGTAAGATTTGTAGATGTTGACTGAAAACTTCCATTAAATTCTCTTTCAAAAATTGGAATAAAGTTATAAGTTAAATTAAAATCTTTTTTAAAACTTCCATCTCCAGATTTAAATTTACTTACAGCAGTTATTAATTCTGCATTTTTAAAATTAATAGAAGATGGAAAAGATGAAAATTCTACATATGACACTGCATGATGCAATAAAGTAATATCAACATTAATATTTGATATTGGCGTAAATGTCAGTTCAGTAAAAGTAGTAGCATTTGAATCAAATGTTCCCAATGATTTGCCAGTGTATACATTACCATATTCTATAATTGTAGAATTTGTATTGTTACTAAGTACGATTACCTCCGATAATTGTACTTGATTATTTGTTGTATCAGTTACTTGAACTAGAAAATACCCAAAATTATAATTTGATGTATATGAAGTTATTACTTTGGGAGTTGGATTTATTGAAGAAGCTATGGAGACATTTACTGATTTAACGTCAGCAAATTTCAATCCCCTAGAACTCACTGCCTTATAATTTGTATTGGCAATTGAAACATTGATTAAATTATAATCTAATGAGTCTATTATTCTAGGATAAAATTTTAATTGTAAGTTAGATCCAGACAAGGATACGTCGTAAGTTCCAATTCCAATTTGATTTGTGGCGTCATCATTTGATATAGTAATTCTTCCAAACTCAGAAAATGAAACTTCAGAACCATTTGAAACTACATTCAATTCACTATATTCGTAATTATTTCCAGTGTTTGATGAAACTTCTACTAATATTTTTGCAGAAGAAAAGTTTGATGGTATTGTATATAATATTGCTGATGACCCTATACCAATACTTGAATGAATGGTATCAATACTTACAGTATTTCCAAAATTATAAGAACCATATTCTAAAATATTTTGTTTAGTTTCGTATGAGATATAGTTATAACTATATTCAGTTGTTCTACCATCTAATGGATAAAACTCTAATATTGCTTGTGTGTCTGACTTTACAATATCAAAACTACCAAGTTCATCAATTGTAAACATTTTTGCATACTGATTAATATATAATTCATTTCCATCAGTTAAAACAGATAAGATAGAAGATTGTCTTCTATCTTCAAATCTATCGTCCTTCGCACTTAAAAATAATTTTTTTGCCCTTACCTTTGTTGTCATTTTGATTATATGTTGAATGAGGTTACAAAAGTTCTTGATATTGATGTATTAAAATCTTCACTTATATCATCTATAATTAAAACTCTATTTCCGATAGATTCAGAATAATCTTGAAGAATTGATGAATTGAATGTTATTTCATCACTAGTCAAAACATTATTAATATAAAGATAATTCTCAGAAACTAAATCATAATCATTAATACAATCTATATCGACTATACTATTTAAGTCAGATATCGCAGAGAAAGATCCGTTATCTTGAATGGTAGAAATTCCAGACTCTGAGTTGGAATTAACTATTAAATCACTAAATTTTTTAAATCCTAAAGTATGGTTTAAGTTATTAACAACATCATTCCACTTTTCGATAGGAATTTCTGATTTAATAGAATATGAAAAATATTGATAATAATCACTATCTTGAACTCTCTGCAAACTGTTATTTAAAAATCCAACTTCTTTGTTCCATCCACCTTTAACTATAGAAGAGGAATCTACTCTATAAAAGGATTCATGAGAAAAAACATCTTTAATAACTGCCTGAGATTTTGATGATTTACCAGTGATAAAAGATCCGATGTTAAAATCTTTAAATAACTCAATAGTCAAATATTCGTTTTTTGAATCCCATCTTACAACGTTACCAAATAAATTATCAGACTCTACTTCTTCATTTAGTAAGAATGTATTTTTAGATAAATTAACTTTAAACTTTGGAAGTGATGTTTGTGAAATTATTCTACCTGAAGAATTTTCTGGATCAAAGGTTCCTGGATTTTCTGTTCCAGACAAGTATCCATTTAATGAATACTGTAAGGATGATCCAGAACCACCTAAATTGGTACTAACACCAACTACAGTGAAATTAGAATAATTATAATTTTTTGAGTTAAATCCTTTATCAGAAGAACTAGTTACAGATACTCCTTCAACAAAAACTTTGTCTCCAATAGAAAAGGGAAATGTACCCACATCACTAAATTGTTTTGTAAAGAATACTGTTACAATTTTTGTTGGAGAATTATAAGAAATAGAACTGATGCCTAACCCATTAGAATTATTAATAGAGATAACTTTTGGTTCTACATTATAGAGACCATTAGTATTTTTAATTACTTCAACTTTTGACAAGTTTAAATCATATTTTAAATAAACGTCGTCGACGACTTTATTTGTAAATCCATCAATAACTATTAAATCTGGAGCAACATTATAATTTAATCCGGGAGATACTACATTAATAGATTTTATAGTGGTTAATGGTTCTACTCTTAAAATAGATGGGAATTTTGCCAGTGGTTTTAGAGTTTTATCTACAGAATAATCATATCCAATATCAGTTATAGTGCAAACATTAATATTTCCAATTGAACTACTTTGAGGTAATAATATAGCGTCGGTTCCTTTTGAAGATGAAATACTGGATATAAAAGGTAATTTTTTGTATAGGGAACCTCCAGAAATTATTTGAAAATCTTCTATTTCTCCAAATTCCGTTAAAGAATCTGTATAATATCTATAGTCATTTAAATATCCTATATTTTCAGATGAATTTTTTTGGAAAGAAATCGTGTTTGATGTTATACCAGAAATAATTTTTTTACCATTAAGGTCACTTTTGACAAAAACAATTTTATTATAGTCTAAAATTTCATCATCAATTTCCAGTTCATTTTTAACACTTAAATTTGTTATTGGTACTAAATTATAATAAATTGAACTTGGAAAAGTATTATCTAGTTCAACAGAAATAGTTGATGTAGAGTCAATTCCAATATTTCCTAATTTTTTTATTTTGGAGGTTCCATCTTCATTGACAAAAATAAGTTCATTCTTAAAAGTATTGTCCTTAAATAATTTAAAATCAAATGAAGAAGTTCTTCCAATTCCAGAATATGTTTGAGATAAAGAAGAATCGGATAAATCAAAAATTATATTTTGATTTTTGACAACTTTCAGTTTTGGATTTATTTGAGATAATGTTCCAAAAGATGATGAAGTAATATTTAAAACTAATTTGTTAGGATTAGTTGCACCATAAAAAGAACTTGAGAGTTTAATTCTGTTTTTATCGTAAACAATTGCATAATAAATTCCCTGATCCTCCAGTCCTCCACAAGGAGAGGTTGAAGTGTGAATTAATTTTTCTCCAGTAGTATATCCATGATTTTCTATAGTAATTAAATCATTTGTTATGTCTACGGAAGAAAAATACCTAGGATTTATAATTAATTTTCGATGATAATCGCTATATTTAATTATTATTGTAGTGGAAATCCCAGAATATCCTTCCATAACAATATTGTCGCCAGTCTTCAAATTATGAGTAGAAGCCAAAGAAACAGTTACTGTATTCTTTATAACATTTCCTTTAGAAACATTATCATAATTTGTAGTAAAACTATGGTAGGTTCCAGATCCAATTCCCGTAAAGAATAAAGTAGATGCAGTTTGAGATATGCCAACAAATCCTCCAGTTGTACCCAATCCAACTTTAATAGTGGATATTCCAATTAAATTATTTGAAATTTTTGCCGCATATACTATACTATTATTAGAAAGTGTAAATTGATTATTTCCATTAAATACTGTTATTCCTATTCCATTATTTGTATTGTATACTAATTCATCTCCAGTTTCTAAACTATGATCTCTCAAATAAATTGATTTTTGAGGAACATTTATTTGAGAAATTCCTGCTCCTGGATTTGAAAATGATATAGTGTATCCCAATCCAACAATAGTTCCAATACCCAAAGATTCTTTTGGGTTAAAATATATTTGTCGATTAATATTATAATTTTTATTTTTCAATCCTTCATCTAAATCAAAGAAAAATTTTCTTGATTTTTCGTATAAAACAGTAGATGCCGTATGAGATGATGAAACTGTAGAATTTTGCTCTCTTAAAACTTCAATTCTCGAAGAAATTTTGTCAATATTTAGTACTTTAACATCCTCAGAGTTTAGAGTTAAAATATCATTTTCTCTAATTGATGGAAAGTCTAATGTACCATAAACACTAAAATAAGTATTAATACCTGTTGATGAAACATCTCCAACATTAGAACTTAAAACAAGATTATTGGTATTTAATTCAATATTAAATGAATTCTCTAGTGCAACATCATAGTCCAATAAAGAATCAATAGTTATAAGATCATTATTTTTAAAGTTATGTGGAGTTGATGAAAATCCTATTATCCTATTATTTTGTGATGAAGCAAAGGGGTAAAATTCAACATCAGTTATTACATTTGAAGTTTGGGATATTCCTGATATTGTCTTTCCTTTAATATATTTTACCTTGAATGATGCTCCAGATCCACCACTATTTTGATTGTCAAATATAATTCTGTCTTCAACTTTATAATCTTTTCCACCAGAGATTATTTTAATTGAATTTACCGATCCTTTTTTTACATTTGCGATTTTTAAATTTTCATTTTGTATTTCTTTTGAATTTAAAAAGTATTCATATTCTGAATATTTTTCTAGAATATTGTAAGGATTGGTATTTCTAATTAAATTTCCACTGTTAAAATTAAAATCATCTTGATTTGATTTTAATTCAAAATTAAAATGAATTGGAGTGGACTTATATGTATTACCTATTATATAAGGAAACTTTGGTTCTTTGTTTCCTGCAAAAATTCCAGTATTTGAAACATTAGATTCTAAAGTCATGAAATACGCATAAACACCATTTGGATAGTCAGGAGTTATGCAAAATCTTCCATTACTTTCATCTAAATCACCACCATTATTAAATGTATAATCCTCTACAAAAAATCCTGCAGGATAAGATTTTTTATCTGGTCTGTTTTCTTGATTATCTATAGGATCTGAATATCCACTAAGTATTTGTCGTACTGTTTTATTGGAAATTGAATCATAACCATAAGGTCCATATATTGGATTTCCATCATATGCCCATCCTATCAATGGCGAATGATATTTTTTAATATCAAAGTCATTATCATAATCAATTTTATATTGTAAACTATTATTTTCAATGTCTGAAGAAAATACTTTTTTCCTTAAGGATCTTGGTGCATATAAATGAGTATATTGTAATCCATAGATTTTATTTTTTCCTTTATAAACAACACCATCATCATTTGATATTTTTTTGCTATTTAATAACCTAGAAAAATTATTAATGGTCCAAATTTGCGGATAAAACTTTAAATCGCAATTTACTTCTGGTGGAATGACATCTATAATAGTATCTTTTTGCGTATATCCAAATCCACCATTTATAACTTTGACATCTATAAGTTTTCCGTTTTTTATTATCGGAGTAATTTTTGCTCCTGATCCAAATCCTCTTATAATTAAATCTGGAGGAGAATTATAGTTTATTCCTTGTTGATTGATTGTTACATCAATAATTTTTCCATTTGAGACTATGGGCGATAATTGCGCTCCAGATCCAATCTTTAATCTATAATTTGGTTGTTTGTTGTAATTAATAATATCAGAAGATCCATATCCAATTCCACCCTCAGATAAAAATACAGAGGTTATTTTTCCTCTAAAAATAGGTTGAATTTTTGCGGATACATCTATTGATGTAGAAATTCCTGTTTTACCACTTATTGTTACGTTAATTGGTTCATAATTAAAAATATGATTTCCAGATCCCTTGGATTTAAAGTTTACATATTGTTTAGTTTTATAATAAAAATCTTCAGAAAAAGTATTAATGCCAATTTGAGACAATTTGAATTCATCATCACTTATGTTTGTAACGATATATCTTCCTGTAGTCAGTCCTTCTACATTAGTAGTTCCTCCATAATAATAAATTATTTCTCCACTATTATATGGATTATCTTTTGCTATTATGGAGTTATTTGAAGTATTAATTCCGGATGATGATACGACAATTTTTTTATTTTTATATCCACTACCTGAACTTGTAACAGTTATTGATATTACTTCTTTTCTTTTGATTGTAGATACTAATTTATGATTTCCTATTCCATAAGAAGTTAAGTCTACAGTATTAATTCCTGCTAAGGAATCACTATAGGTTTTATGTAATGATATATGATAGTCATTCAATGCATTTATGTAATATTTTGAATCTGTAGATAGACCTCCGATGGCTAAATTATCTTCTGTTTTATAAACTACACTTTCTCCATCTTTAAATTTGTGATATGTAGAAAATCCAATGACATTAGTAATTAAATTAATATTATTATTTAATGCTGAAGAATTTATATTTACATGATGATCATAGTCTGCAGTTTTGGCAACGGCTTTTGCTCCAGATCCTCCTCCACCGGTAATAGTAATTATTGGAGTCTCTAGATAATCAGATCCTTTATCTATTATATTAATTTTTTCTAAATGTCCTTCAACTGCACAATATCCTTCTGCTGATGGTAAAGAATTTTTTGCAGGAAAAATTTCTAGTATTGGAGCATTTATAATATCATACTTGGATTCTGAAGATAATACTTCTATCGATTTAATAGGTCCATAGTAAATGGCATCCTCAGATTTATAATTAAGAATTTCTACCCCATTCACTAAAATTCCAGTTGTTCCACTTTCAGTTGCATATTTTTTACCATCATCAATTGAATTTCTAATAATTCTAACAATACTTTGAGAATCTATTTTTGATGGAATATTATTTTTTTTAGTAAAATTGAGAAGACTTAATGTATTATTTGACTGTGATGATAAATTCGTAGAGGCAATACTAATAAATTTTTCCGAATCTATCGCAGATCTACTTGAAGATAGTTTTATCTTAGTATCATCTATTTTCTTTATATAGTAAACTCCTGGCAAAATATTAAGTTTTTCATTTGTATTTTCGTAATTATATACAACAGCGTCTCCAGTAATAAGTCCATGAGACTGCCCATCATCTACTATTTGTAAAGTTTCTCCGGAAAATGATCCAGATAATATAATTTTAAAATCTTCAATATTTAAATTTGGAATATTTCCATAAGAAGGTAAGGAAGATGCGGCTACATAGGTGTCGTCATTGTTATAATCCTTATAAACATTTAATATGTCAGTAACAAAATTATTTGAAAACTTTGATATTAACCTCTTAACTGTAAAAATCTTTGATATGTTTATTCCATTTGTTATGATTTGGAATTTTTTGCCGAAGAAATTTCCAGATGGCAGTTTAACATTTAAACTGCTAATTATTGAGATTTCTCTTTTACCAGTATCTTGATTTATATAATCTATTTCTACAGAATCTCCCTCATAAATTCTGTTATTATCATAAGTTTCTATAGTATATTTGAAATCCCCGTCATTAGTAAAACTTAATACCGTACATTTTATAGAAACATTAAAAATCCAATTATTGTCTTTAACATCAGTACCATTGTGACCAAATGTTAACAATTTGCCAGTATCTGCTTCTTCATATAAAGTTGCTTTAGTTGAAGGTTCAACTTCAGACAAAACTCCTGTTATTCTAAATTTTATTTGTTTATCTGAAGAGTAACCATAAGCGTAAGTATTTACTCTTACTCTAGTACCTGATGTAATAAGTTGTGTTATTCCATCACAATTTAAAAATTGATTTACAGTTGTTCCGTTATATGTAATTACAAAATCGCCAGTTTCTTTACTTATTACTAGTTCTCCCGATTTTGGAAATCCAATTGTTGAATCTACCGTCAAAATATTTGAAGATATTGGTGTATTGTCGGTAATTGTTGTTGTTGGGTGTATTTTTAAATTTCCAAATATAGAACCAGAAACACTAACATCTTTATCGAAATCATAATCTAACTTTAAAATGTAATATTCTTTTTTATTTTTAAATATTTTTTCAATCGCTGTTACTGTACCAAATGATTTTGCAATATCATTATATTCATCTTGAAAAATAGTTTTATCTGTTAGTTCTTCAATGTTTCCATCAATACTTTCAACAACAATATTTCTCGTTACTCTATATTCCGCATCTGATGGTTTAATGAGATAATCTCTTGGCAAAATAACCTCAACATCTTTCCCATACAAGACTCTAAAAAGAATTTCAAAAGATTTATCAGTTCCTTTTGAAGTATAAAAATCTTTAGATTGTTTTAAAAATAATTCTTGATTTACTCCAGAATATAATTCTCTATTATCAAGTCCATATAAAAATTGCTTTTTAATTTTGAGAAAAAACTCCTTTAAAAACAAAGAACTTAAATTTTTTACTTCGGAAGAAGAAAAATGTTCTTGTGCTTCCGTTTGATTGAATATAAAATCCTCAGTATTACCCACAGAAAATTCAGTTATTCCACTAAATCCTCTGATACAATTATTAAAAGAAGTATTTGTTTTTGATTTGTAAAGAATAATCTCATTGTCAATATGGATCAATCCATAAGTATTTGGAAATCCATTTGTATTAGTTACGTTAATAATGTCGTCAATAATTCCAACGTCAGAAGTTAAACTAGTATTTTCTACTAAATTTGTTAGACTATTTACTTTAACATATTGATCTATATTTTGCAGTATATCATATGATGATCCCTTAAATTCTAATGATCTATAATATTCAGTAAGAAGTTCGGAAACAAGAGGATATTCTTCTCTCACAAAAAGAGGAAGTTGACTTTCTACAATTGAACTAATTTTTACTTTAGTATTTTCCATTTATTAATTTCTTACTAAATTTCCATTAAGATAACTAGAAGATGTAATATAATTAAATCCAGAAGTGTCAGAACCAGATTCTACATTATCCAAAAGCATTGATATGCTTAACTTATTAATATCTATCTGCAAATAAAGATCTTGTATTCCCAATATATCATTTGACTCTGGAATAGCAGAAATTTCTATTATTGGCGTTCCTCCGTCATTTTTTTCTGCAGAAATTATTTTTATTGGATTTATGATAATTTCCCCTGTTAAGTAATTTATAGTACCAACATTGGATTTAACAATTACTGGAGAAATACTTGAGTCCAAGTAAAATAAAAATATAGATCCTGTTGCTTTATCTGCGTTTGGTAGATCTCCAAAATAAACAGGTCTTGATACGCCAGATATATTAAATCCTGATGATTTTATATTATATCCATTAACATTTTGAATATGAAATTTATTTCTGAAACAAATTTCATAGTCTGCAAAAGTATTAAGTGACACTCTCAAATCTCTGCGCATTTGGACTCTTGTTATATTTGATGTAATAGAAGAATCACTATCATCAATTAGTTTTTGATATTTACTATATTTAAATTTTGCTCCATACTTATTCAGTTCATCTGATTTTGCATAAGTTGTTACATTATTAATTATTTTAGTTCTAATTGCATCACCACTAATTACAGAGTTTGAATCATAATATACATTAGAGTCTAATTCCAAATAAAGGTATTTTAAATCTAGTATTTCTGGTACAATTCCGGCAACAGAATATTTTTTTAATTTTGTTTTTATATTATCTTTAATTGAATTTGATAAAAATGATCCATATAAAGGTTTAATAATAATAAAAACTTTTCCATATTGGGGAGGATCCAGATCTTCTCCACCAAATGCACTTACTGATTCAGATTCTGGATAAATTTTTGGAATTATAGTTTCGTAATCAGATGCAGTCACTGCTCTATTTTGTGACGAATATGCTCTTGGAGCAAAATTGCGAATCGAATTAATAGATTCTATCTCAGATCCATTTGTAGACGTTATATTGGTTGTGACTAGAGATATGCCTTGGGTTATATTATTTCCTCTATCATCTATTAACGTCCCAGAAAAATTAAATAATGAGCATCCATTAGCATTGGATCCATTACAAAGCAAATATGATACATCAATATAATTATTTTCGTTTAATTTTTCTCCAAAAACACCATCACCAAAAATTAATTCATATTTCTCATCTTCAATTTCTTGAATAAAATATACTCTAGATGTTGATGTTACATCTAAAATATTTGAAGAATTTATAAATTTTTTCGCACTACTACTTGCTTCAGTATCTCTAACTAAAACTTTAAGTGTCGATGTGTCTATTCCTATATTTTCTAATATAAATCTTTGATTTTTATTATTAGGGTCCACTGTAAAGTTGATCTTTACATAAGATCCTTCATAAATGTCTATACCATCAAATGATGCAATTCCATTCACAACAGGAACTGTGATATCATCAAATATCGAAAAGACATATCCAGTTTTTCCAAAATTATTATTTGTACAAACTAATCCACTTTTTAATGTAATTGTTTTAATTGTGGAGTCTGTAACTTCAATAAAAAAACTTACATTTGCAGACGATGCTTTTCTAGATCTTGGAATGTATCCAATATTTCTAGCTAAAGAAACTATATTTTCTCTAAGTGTTGCACTATCAATAAACACTTCATTACTTACCATGTTGGCATTGTAAGAAGCAATATATGTATTATATGCAAGCATATCAATCAATACAGATAAATTTGATCCCTCAAAATCATAATCTGTGAAATTTGAATTAGATCTCAAATAATCTTTGATTGATACCTTTATTTGATCGAAATCTAAGTTTGTAAAATTAACTAATGACATTATCGTACTGATTGTAGTGCAAATGTAAGTTCTTGAGGTAAAGCGTCTATCCCAATAATATAATACCTAACTGTCACATTAAATTCATTGTACTCATCATTAGGAGAAACATCCACACTAATTAAATCTACTCTTGGTTCATAATTTTTAATAGTATTACTAATTTCATCTTGAATTACTGATGCTGAAATGTCAGTTATATTTTCAAATAAACTTTGAGAAACATTTGAACCCACGTTCTGATTAAAAAACTTTTCTCCGGGCAAAGTTAATACAAGATTACGAATAGAACGAGCAATGGCAGTTTCATTTTTAATATCAATAATATCATAGTTTAATGGATTTACTTGTAAAGACAAACTAATGTCTTTAAATGCTTTACTTACTCGTTCTAAAGGCATTTAGTATACTATAGTTCTTACATTATTTATAGACCAATAATTGGTTCTGTACCATACTCCCAATCATCATAATCATCATCATTACGAATTTTTGAATGCAATTCATTTTGTGTCAAAAAATCGTGTTTTTTGGGTGTTAAATCATCATTTGCTATTTCTCTTAGCATTTTTTGGGTATTAATTTTTTGATCCCACCCATACTCACTTGCCAAATACTGAGTTCCCCATTCGGTTTTCATAAAATTCGAATCTTTATCGACTTTTTTAGTCATTTTTGCTCCTGATTAATGAAAATCAGAACTTTTTACGGGGTTGCTATCCCGTGCTTCTATTATATCATAGTCTTTTTCAAGTATTTCTTTCAAATATTCACCATCCCAAAGATCATAATACTCAGTTTTTGCTAATTTTTCTCTAAATTGGCGTAATTTTTGTGTAGGTTGTCCTAAAATTAGGTTATATTTGCCATTGTTTGTTTTAATTCCTTGAATGTAGGTATCGTATGATCCACAATCTTCAAAAAACTTCCAATTTTTGTGCTTTTCGTTGTAAAAGTTCACCCAAAATTGTACCGAATCAAGGTCAAAGTAATCTTCTACAATATAGATGATAACCTGATACCCTTCGATTGGTTGAATTTCTTCTACAGAGCACTCTACAATCTTATATTTTGCCTTGGAAGCAAAGGGACAGATAGCAAATCCTTTTAATTCAGATCTAATCTTTGATACATTATTAATCCAATTAATAATATACGTTTCCTTTTCAGACATAAAAAAAAGAGTGCTTATTTCTATTTAAGCACTCTAAAAAATTATTTACCTTGTCCTCGATATTTCTTTTTTTGTCCATTACGAGAAGTTGCACTCAGCAAAGTACGAGCAGAACGTCCTTGGCGAGTCTTCTTCGGTGCTCCAGGTTCAAAAAGAGTCTTATTGCTACCACCTTTTGCCATAATAACCTCCTATCAAATAATGCGAGTTTTCTCATGTCCTACTCTGATACGAGGATCGCACCAGATCTCAAATCCTGCCTCCTTTGCATCAAGACAGAATGAAACATCCTCTCCACACATATCTTGAACTGATCCAGATTCAAAGACTTGCATCTTTGGAGCAAACCAAGGATACTCAAGATTCTCAAATACTCCATTCTTAATCAATACCCAACCAAATCCAGTATAATCAACTGTGAATGGTTTACGACGCTTGCTAATGGACTCGACAGTTTCATGATTCATGACTCCACCATTCTTACGGAAGTCATCTTCTTCTAACCAATGTGCGACAGAGGTTGTGTGACCATCTTCTGTTGCATACCAACCTGCGACCACTTCGCGCTCTTCCCCTTCAGAAGAAAGAGCTAAATCACAAAGTTGCCAGAATTTGTTAGAATCAAAAACAATATCACTATCAATCCAAAGTTGATAATCATAATTTAGTTTTCCATCCCAAGGAACTTGCTTTGGTCCACGAAGAACATTTGCTCCAAGAACCTTACAACGTGCAAAGTTAACCATCGATGAGTAATCTTGAGAAATTTGAATACTCATTCCATTTTGAACTAGATCAAAACAAAGTTGTACGAATGCTTTGAGGAAAATAAAAGAACATCCTCTACCAGGAAGGCAGAAAACAATTGACTTTCCCCTCATCCGTTCTTTAATTGCTTCATAATCCCAATCTTCAGCAGTTTTTGTAGGTGCTGCTGCTTTTACTGTAAATCCTTTTGCCATAAGTGAAAATAACCTTCAGATCAATTTTATCGTTCTATTTAGTATTTGTCAATGTGACGAATTAAGTGCTATCAATTTATTTGTGAGTACTTCCTCATACTCTAAATCATCCACAGAAATGTTTACACCTAATAAATCAACCATTCTGTGTAGCATCTCCCAGGTATCAGAAAATTTCTCCTCTGATAAACTGTGATAAATGCACTCACCTTTTGCGTATATGTGATATATTTTTTCTGTTTTTTTCATAAAATTTTTTCCGGAAATTTTTTTATTTCGTCACAGCATTATATATCACTGCTATCAGTAATCCTAATGGAATGCCAAAAATTCTCATCATCTTTCCTGGATAGCGTATCAACCATCCAGCAAAGACAACCTTCCAGAAATTCCAATATGGGCGTTTTTTCATTTTTTATGAATCCTTTTTATGATTATTTTTTCTGGAAAAATTTTTTATATGAAAGAGATAGAAAGGTCGAAAAAGACATACAGTGTAGGTTAGGGACTTATCGATTTTTATAAACGGCAACGCCCGATATAAACAATAAACAACAACATAAAATAACTGCTAACACGAATAAAGAACTGACAACGAATAATCTATATTATTCGTCATTCTTTATACTAACTGCCACTATATTGTGCTACTTTATAGACAATAAACGCTATAAAAATATCTAACTGTCTCACGAACAGTATAAAGAACTGCACTATTTTATTCTAATACACAAAGATTATACGATTCTTTATGAGAACGAACACTATAATACTATAAAACACACGAAAGATATAAACAATCTGCTACAACTTACGTGTGTTATATAATTTTAATGGTGCTGTGTAATAACAATTACCAACGAACAGAGAGATCTTCTACATAACTCTCGACTGATTCGGTAGGTTCTAGATCAAAGAGTTTATTCCAATCAATCTGGTGAGGGTTAAAATCACTCATCACATCTAACTCCAATGTGATACGATAACGCTGCTTCTGGGCGGAAAGATACGAACTCATCATAGGACTGCGGAGAACTGTGAATAGTCTAACACTTATGACTTGCTCTGTCAAGAAGACGAATAAACGAAGAGTAGATACTATAAAACTACTCCTTCATATAGAGAATTTATCAAGGAGTAAACTAAAACTATTATACACGAATGAATTATAACTGTCAACAACTGTTTCGGGAGACCTGTAAAGATCTGGACGAAACTTATCTAATCACGAATGAATTTCAAGTTGTATCATATAAAGTTCTATTAGAGAAGAATCTATACGAAACTTATCTAATCACGAATGAATTTGACATTCTTATTCAGTTGTGATATGATATTATGAATTAGCATACGAAACTTATCTAATCACGAATGAATTTCGAATTAGATTGTTGTTATGAGTGCTAATTTCAAAAATGCTACGAAAAGCATCTAATCACGAATGAGTTTGATATTCTTCATCGGGCATTTGGCACATTGGGAAACCTATAGTTAAACCCTGTTCGCCTATTCATATAAGGTTTTCAGTTGTTATTTTCTATTCTCTTTCTGTCAGTTTGTTACCTTTTGGTCCCGTAGGAAAGTTCAAGAGCTGCTCTAATGAATTTGAATAGGTGGATTATTTATACACGTTATTTTGAGTTTTATGAATTGATGTTATAAAACTCTCACAATACTCTAATTATGAGGTCTCAGGTACTCTCACCCCTGAGAGTAATTATAAGTGTGCTGTGGGGGCATATAGAGGGGTCTGGGAGAGTTTATAAGTATTACCCGATATGTGGGATTACCTTATTGGGTTTCTCAGTCCTTGTGTTATGCGATTATAACAGTATTGTTTTATAACGTTGTGGCGGTTTTATGAGTGTCCTGGGGGTGCTTGACAAATGCGCGGAAGTGT